CCACAAATGCAACGCTAACTCAGATTTCTCGCGCGCACGCGTCCTGCCGGAGAGTTCATGTCCCGTAAACAGCGGATCGACAGCACAACGGCTGCGGTCGAGGTCATGGTGAAGGCCGCGCGTGAGCTTGCGCCGCCTGCCCATGCGCCGCTTGATGACGATGCCGAGCCGTTCTGGGATGAGATCATCCGGGCGCGGGCGGCGAGCGAGTGGGGCGACCACGACCTGACCTGCGCTTCGGACCTGGCGAACGCGATGGCCCAGCTTGTCCAGAACCGCCGCAAGCTGCGCGACGAGGGCGAGGTTCTTGGCGGTGGTGCGAACAAGGAATACGCCAACCCTCGGGTGGCCGTTGTTCACGGGCTTCACGCGCAGATCAAGAGCGCCCGGCAATCGCTGAGCATTCACGGACGGGCGGCGGGCGAGGCTCGCGACGTCGGGCGGAGGCGGGCTGCGGCGAAAGAGATCGAGGCGGCCAATCCGTTGACGGGTGATGGCAGCGATCTTCTGGCGCGTCCGACGTTTCAGTGACGCGCGGCGAGCGAGTTATCAGCTTCATTGAACGGTTTTGCCCGACCCCGGAGGGGATGAGGGTCGGCAAGCCGATGGTGCTGGAGCCGTTCCAGCGGAAGTTCATTCTCGACGTGTACGACAACCCCGCCGGCACCCGGCTGGGGATTCTGTCCATTGCCCGGAAGAACGGGAAGTCAGCCCTGATCGCGGGGATCATGCTGGCGCACCTGGTTGGCCCTGAAGCGCGGCTCAACAGTCAGATCGTCTCCGGCGCGCGTAGCCGTAAACAGGCCTCGGTCGTGTTCAACCTGGCCTCGAAGATGGTTCAACTATCTGAGAGGCTTCGTCCACTAGTCCGCATCGTGCCGTCCGGCAAGACGCTCCACGGGCTGGCCATGAACACCGAGTATCAGGCCCTTGCGGCGGAGGCGGGAACCGCTCACGGGCTTTCGCCGGTTCTGGCGATCCATGACGAGATGGGTCAGGTTCGGGGCGAGTACGACGCCTTTATCGAGGCCATCGAGACGGCGCAGGGCGCTTATGACGATGCGCTGCAACTGGTGATTTCGACCCAGGCGCCGAGTGATGCGGACATGCTGTCGATCCGCATCGACGACGCCAAGCGGTCAGGCGACCCGACTGTGGTTTGCCATGTGTACGAGGCCCCGAAAGAGGCCGAACTGACGGACCCCAAGGCGTGGGAAGCGGCAAACCCGGCGCTGGGCTCGTTTCGGTCGCTGACGGAAATAGCGCAGAAGGCGGTCGAGGCGGCGCGGATGCCGTCCGTCGAAAACAGCTTTCGCAATCTGTACCTGAACCAGCGGGTAAATCGGTTCACGCCGTTTCTTAGCGCAACGGTCTGGGGCATCGGCGGCGAGCCGGTGGATATGTCGGCGTTCTATGAGGGGCCGGTTTACGGCGGTCTCGACCTTTCGCTGACAACCGACCTGACGGCGTTTGTTCTCGTCGCTCAAAAGGACGGGGTCTGGCACGTCCTGCCGACCTTCTGGACGCCGGAAAGCACGCTAGTGGAGCGCAGCAAGCGCGACCGGGCGGCCTATGACGTCTGGGTGCGTGACGGGTTCATGCGTGCCACGCCAGGCCCGGCGGTCGAATACGGGTTTGTTGCTCGGGACATCGCCGAAATCACGGCGGGCATGGATATCCGGCGGATAGCCTTTGACCGGCACCGAATGAGTACCTTGCAGGGCGAACTTGATCGGCTGGGCGTGGTCCTGCCGTTTGAGCCGTTCGGACAAGGGTTCGTCAGCATGGCCCCGGCCATCGACACGACGGAGATTGAGTTTCTTCACGGTCGGGTGCGGCACGGTCGGCACCCGGTGCTGACGATGTGTGCGGCCAACGCCGTGATGGTCATGGACCCGGCGGGCAACCGCAAACTGGACAAGGCCAAGTCAACGGGCCGCATCGATGGAATGGTCGGCCTCGTCATGGCGATGAGCGTCGCGATTGGCGAGAAGCCCGCCGAAGAGGCCCCGAAGGCTCCTCAACTGCTCATTTTCTAGCGTTTCGGCGCGAAGACCAAGGAGGCCCGGATGAACCGCGCCTACGCAATTCTCGACATCAAGGCGATGTCCGATGACGAGCGCGTCATTGAAGGCATCGCCTCGACCCCCTCCGCTGATCGCATGGGGGATGTCGTCGAGCCGATGGGCGCGAAGTTCGCCCTTCCGATGCCGCTTCTGTGGCAGCACGACAGCCGCCAGCCGATTGGCCATGTCGAGTTTGCCAAGCCGACCGCGAAGGGCATTCCGTTCAAGGCTCGTCTGGCCTCGACGGATGAACCCGGCGCCCTGAAGGAGCGCCTGGACGAAGCGTGGCAGTCCATCAAGCTGGGTCTGGTCCGCGCCGTGTCCATCGGCTTTCGGTCGCTTGAGCATTCCTACATGGAAGGCGGCGGCGTCAAGTTTCATTCCTGGGAGTGGCTTGAGCTTTCAGCGGTGACGATTCCCGCCAACGCTGAAGCCAACATCACCAGCATCAAATCCATCGACCAAGATCTGCGAGCCCGTATCGGCGAAGCGCAGCCCGATGTCGAAGGCTCGGCTGAAAGGCCGAAGGCGCCCGCCGTCGTGGGCAAGTCAACCCAACCCACGAAAGTCAAAGCCATGAGCAAGATGACCATTGGCGAGCAAATCGCCGCCTACGAGAACACCCGCCAGTCCAAGCAGTCCCGCATGGACGAACTGCAAGACGCCGTGATCGCCGAAGGTCGCACAAAGTCGATGGAAGAGCGCGAGGAGTACGACACCCTTCGCGACGAAATCGCCGGAATCGACGCGGAGCTGAAGGACCTTCAGGACCGCGAAAAGTCGATGGTCGCTCGCGCCGCCGTCGTGGACAAGGCGACTACCGTGAAAGAGGGTTCGGCCCTTCGTTCGGCTTACGGTTCGGTCACTCTGCGCCAGCGTCCCGAAAAGGGCATCGCGTTCACCCGCCTTCTCGGCGCCAAGTACCTGGCGATGCAGCATCACTGCGCGCCGTGGGACATCGCCAAGCGCTGGAAGGACACGCCGGAAGTGGAGATGGTGCTTCGCGCCGCCGTCGCTCCGGGCACCACCACGGACACGAACTTCGCGGAATCGCTGGTTGAACTGAACAACATGACCGGCGAGTTCATCGAACTGCTGCGGGCTCGGGAAATCCTCTCGCGCCTGACGGGTCTGGATCGCGTGCCGTTCAACGTCAAGGTCCCGCGCGGCACCACTGACCCGACCGCCTACTGGGTCGGCGAAGGCGACGTCAAGCCGCTGTCGCGTGGCGCTTTCGACAGCATCGAACTGACGTTCAACAAGGTCGCCGGCATCGTTCCGATGACCCAAGAACTGATGATGTTCTCGAACCCGAGCGCGGAAGTTCTGGTTCGCGACGGTCTGGTCAAGGCTCTGGCCTACCTGACCGACCGGGACTTCCTCGACCCGACCAAGGCCGTCAGCACGGGCGTTTCTCCGGCGTCTGTGACCAACGGCGTGACCGGCGTGGCCGCTACCGGCACCACGGCGGACGCGCTGCGCGACGACATGGGCAACATGATCGCCGAGTTCGCGGAAGCCAACGAAGACACGACCGGCGTGGTCCTCATCATGACCCCGCAACAGGCTCTACGTATCAGCCTGATGCGCAACAGCCTGGGTCAGCGCGAGTTCCCCGACATCACCATGAACGGCGGCTTCCTCGAAGGCTTCCCGGTCATCACCTCGACCAACATCGCGGCGACCGGCGGATCTCCGACTGATGGCCACCCCATCGTCGCGGTAAACGCGCCGAACATCTACCTGGCGGAAGGCGGTGTCGAAGTGGACATCAGCCGCGAAGCCTCGCTCCAGATGAGCGACAGCCCGGATTCGCCCGAAACGGCGTCCACCGTGCTCGTCAACCTCTGGCAGCGCAACATGGTCGCGATCAAGGCGGAACGCTTCATCACCTGGAAGAAGAAGCACGACACCTCGGTCCAACTGATCACCCACGCCAAGTACGCGTAAGGCGCCAAGGGGGCCGGTCTTTGCGGGCCGGTCCCCGCTTTTCTGTGGAGGCCGACATGAAGGTCAAGGTGATCGCCAAGGAAGTCCAGTACGGCGGCAAAGGTCGCCTGAGGGGCGAGGAGTTCGACGCTGACAGCCGGTGGGCGTCGGGTCGCATTCTGCTGCGTCAGGTCGAAGAAGTGCCGGGCAAGCCGTATCGCCAAGCGGCCTTTGTGGCGCCGCCCGTGGTCGCTGAGCCTTTGGCCGCCCCTGCGGCTGAGGCCGTCGCTGACGTGGTCGAAACGCCCCGCCGGTCCTACCGCACGCGCGTTCTAAAGGCTGACGACGAGTGAACCTCGCTTCGGTCGGTCAAGCTATAGTCAAGGCGGTCATGGGCCGCCCTGCGGTGGAAGCTAAGGCGCTTCCCAACGGCGGGACCGTGTCGGTTGACAGCAGCCGTGGGTGGTGGCCGCTGATCCGCGAGCCGTTTAGCGGCGCGTGGCAGCGCGGCATGGAAGTGCGCGTCGAGACGGCGGCTTCCAACCCGGTGCTGTTCCGCTGCGTCTCTTTGATCGCGTCGGATATCTCCAAGCTGCGCTGTCGGATCGTGGCGCTCGATAGCGACGGCATCTGGACGGAGAACGAGAACCCCGCCTTTTCCCCGGTGCTTCGCAAGCCGAACGCTTACGAGAACCGTATCCAGTTCTTTTCGTCGTGGATGCTGTCCAAGCTGGTCCACGGCAACACTTACGTTCTAAAGGCGCGAGACGCCCGGAACGTCGTCACCGCGATGTATGTGCTGGACCCGACGCGCGTGCGTCCGATGGTCGCCGCTGACGGGTCGGTCTGGTATCAGCTCAGCCAAGACAACCTCTCGCGCGTGGACAACGATCAGCTTGTCGTCCCGGCGAGTGAGATTATTCACGACCGCTGGAACACGCTCTATCATCCGCTTGTCGGGCTTTCCCCGATCTACGCCTGCGGGATGACTGCCCTTCAAGGGACGGAAATCCAGCGCGCCTCGACCATGTTCTTCAAGAACGGGTCCAAGCCGGGCGGCGTCCTGACCCATCCCGATTTCATCGCGCCCGACATCGCGAAGGAATACAAAGAGCGTTGGGAAGAGGCTTACGGCGGCGACAACCAGGGCCGGGTCGCGGTGCTGGGCAACGGTCTCAAGTACGAGGCCGTCGCGCTTTCCAACGTGGATTCGCAACTGGTCGAACAGCTCAAGTGGGCTGGCGAGACGATCTGCGGCGTTTACGGCGTGCCGGCCTACATGGCTGGCGTGGGGGCGGCCCCGCTGAACAACAACGTCGCGTCGTTGGCCCAACTCTATTACGGGCAGTGCCTTCAGCCGCTCATCGAGAGCATCGAAGAGTGCCTGGACGACGGGCTGGGCCTTTTGACGGTCAAGGCGGGCGGTGTTCGATACGGGGTCGAGTTTGACCTTACCGACCTTCTCCGCATGGACCCGGCGACGCAGATCGAAACGCTCTCGAAGGGCGTTCTCGGCGGACTGATGAAGCCGAACGAAGGCCGCAAGGCCATCAACCGTCCGCCGGTCGAGGGCGGGGACACGGTCTTTCTGCAACAGCAGAACTACTCGCTGGAAGCACTGGCGAAGCGTGACGCGAAGGCCGATCCGTTCGGCACGGCTTCGGCGGCACCGGCGGAGGCTCCCGCGCCGCCCGAGCCGGCCAATGACGAAGACGCCGAGCAACGGCAGCGCGCCAACGTGGCCCTGTACCAGCAAGACCTGCGAGAGGCCCTCCATGCTTGACACGAAGGCCCTCGCCGCTGCTACCGCCGCCGTGGTCAAAGAGCACCTTACGGCGGCTACGGCGCCCCTTATCGCCCGCATCGAGACGCTGGAGCGAGACTTGGCTACCGAGCGAGCCCGCGACCGCGTTGCGCCTGAAGCTGTTGCGCGTCAGATCGCCGAGGCGGTTTCTGCCATTCCTCAACCGAAGCCGGTCCAGGTTGATAGCGACGCGCTGGCCAAGATCGCCGCTGATGCCGCCCGCGCTGCGCTTGATGAAGCTGTCGCCGCGCTGCCGCCGCCCAAGGACGGCGAAGACGGCAAGTCGGTGGGCGTTGAGGATATCCGCCCTGTTGTTGCGGAACTGGTTTCTCAGGCCGTCTCTGCAATCCCTGTTCCCAAGGATGGCGTTGGCGCGGCGGGGGCCATCATTGACCGCGACGGCAACCTGATCCTGACGCTGACGGACGGCACGACCCGAGGCCTTGGCCGCGTGGTCGGCAAGGACGGCGAGAATGGCAAGGACGGCGACAAGGGCGAGCCCGGATTCTCGCTCGAAGACTTTGACAGCGAGGTCAAGGACGGGGGCCGCACGCTGGTTCTCAGCTTTACCGCCGGGGACATCAAGCACACCGTGGAACACCAACTCGACACCATGATTTATCGTCAGGTGTTCAAGGACGGCGAGACCTATCGGCCCGGCGACACGGTGAGCTTTGGCGGCGGTGTGTGGCATTGCGATGCCGAGACGACGGCCCGCCCCGGTGACGACGCCAAGGACTGGACGCTTGCTGTGCGGCGCGGACGTGAAGGCAAGAGCGTGTCGATGGATGACGTCGCCGCTCAGATCGAAAAGCGCATGGCCGATATCGAAGCGGTGTTGATCAAGCGCCTGGATATGGCGCTGGGTCGAAAGGGCGTCTGATGGGCCTGTCCATCGTTACCGCGCCAAGCGAATATCCGGTCACGCTGACCGAAGCCAAGGAATACCTGCGGGTCGATACGAGCGACTTCGACGACGAGATCACCCTGATCATTGCCGCCGAAACCGCCTACGCGGAAATCTTTACCGGCTGCAAGTTCGTGCCCCAGACGTGGGATGTCTATCTCGACGCCTTTCCCACGGAGACCGAACGTCAGGTAATCAGCCTGCCGTTTTCGACGGTCATCAGCGTTGACGGCGTGTTCTACCAGGACAGCAGCGGCGGCGATCAGGAAATGGATGCCGAGCTGTATGTCGTGGACCGGGCAGGGCGTCCGGCGCGCATCGGTCTGGCGCTTTCGGCAACGTGGCCGCAAACGTCAGGAAACATCAATGCGGTGCGCATCCGGGTAACGACTGGCGATCAGGATGCGACGGTTTCGCCAGCGGTGGCCGATGTGCCAGCGGACGTAAAGCTGGCGATCCTCGTTCGGGTAAAGGCGTCCTTTGATGGCGGCGACGAAACCGGGCGGTTGATGGAAATCGCCGACATGTACCTCAAAAAGCATCGGGTGGTGGTAAGCCTTGCC